TCTGCTCTTTCAATGGCAGGCGTATTAGATTACGCTCCAGCACTTTCAACTTCTTTGAATGTTGATGACACAGGCAATACATTTGCTGGTGTTCTTAACGGAAGAGTTAAAGTGTATATCGATCCATATGCTGGGTCTGATTACATGACAGTTGGTTATAGAGGTTCAAACCCATATGACGCTGGTATGTTCTATTGCCCTTACGTTCCATTACAAATGGTTCGTGCAGTTGGTGAGAACACATTCCAACCGAAAATTGGTTTTAAAACAAGATACGGAATGGTATCTAATCCTTTTGTTGGTGCTACACCTGCAAACGGAATGGCCACTGCTGGTACAAACCAATACTACAGAAAGATTGCAGTTTCAAACATCCTGTAAACTTAGTAGTTTCGAATTTATTCGAATTAAGAAGGGACTCTCAGAGTCCCTTTTTTTTAGCGTACTAAATACTACTGTACAATACAGTACGACACACACACGGAGAAAGTATGAACAATACACAACCTAAAAGTGGCTTTGAAATCAGAGCCGATTTACTTCAACAGAGTGAGAGTATACTCACTGGAAACATATATAGAAATAATGATTCTATCGTCCAACATAACGATAATTTCCCAAACGATAAGAAACCATTAGGTGACCAATTCGTTTCCACGGAAGATGTTATTTCAACTGCAAGATTATTAAACGAATTTGTAAACGAGAAGTAAAACTTTAGGGGACTTCGGTCCCCTTTTCACATAAATAGTATTATGGGTATAAAAACAGATATAAACAAATCGATACTAAACAGAAATAACTTTAGACTTTTAATAGATAAAGTTCCTACTGTAGAGTATTATGTAAGAACAGTAAACATACCAGGTGTTCAATTTGGTGAGACTGTTCAGTCAGCGGGTGTTGGTCTAGATGCATTCTTTCCAGGCGATAAGGCATCATTTGATACATTAGAAGTATCATTCTTAGTAGACGAAGACTTAGAGAACTTTGTTGAGATGTACAACTGGATAGACTCTATCGTACCCCTAAGTGACCCAAAACTATATGGCACATACACGGATACTGCCGTGACTAGAACGAATGTTCTTGCATCTATTGATAACGATAGAAATCAGTACTCAGATATAACACTAGTTATAAACACAAATAAAAATTTACCTAATAGATACATAAGATTTCATGATGCATTCCCTACATCGCTAGGGTCAATCGAATTGGAATCAGGCGCAGATGCCGAACCGGCAGTAGTCAATGTATCATTTAGATTTTCGTATTACGAGATAAAAACCACCTCGTAATTTACTACAAACTGTAGTATAATAGTATATTATGAACTTAGAACAATTGAAAGCAGAATGGGAAAAGGATTGTGAGATAGACGATATCGAACTTGATACGGCATCTTTACATGTACCCAAATTACACGCAAAATACTCAGACCTATTAACCAGTAAAATCTTACTGTTAAAGAAATACAACCAAGACTACAACGAACTACTTAAGTATAAGTGGATGTGGTTCAATGGTAAACTTGACGATGATTTGATTAAAAAGTTTGGTTGGCAAACAGACCCATTTGATGGTCTAAAAATAATGAAAACAGACTTTAATTACTTCTTCAACTCTGATAAAGATTTAGTCGAATTACAAGCTAAGATTGACTATTTACAAGTCACTGTTGACTTTGTAAAGAGATGCATGGATAATATCACATGGAGACATCAAACAATTAAGAACACAATAGAATGGCGTAAGTTCATGGCAGGCCAATAATGAACCTTAAGAAATTCGCAATGATATATCCTAGTTATCTAACTGAACATGAATGTGATACAATTCAAGCATTCTCTGAAAGATATGAAGAGGTTGTATCTGGTACAGGCAATAACGAGAACGATCCAGATGCTGAAAAGTTTCAGAATAATAATCAAGGAAACGTAGATGACAATATCAGACAATCGGATGTCAGATGGTTAATACATAACGAGTTTCCATTCGAGATTTCAGACAAAATAGAAAAAGGAATCAACATGGCGTCAGCTGATGCTGGTTGGTTACATCAATGGGACTATGTAGAACATCATCAATACACGACATATAGACATAGACCAGATGCACGAGTAACTGGAGACTTCTACACATGGCATACAGATTCAAGCGATGAACCGCAATCTGCCGGTGGCAAATACAGAAAGTTAAGTTCTACTATTCAATTATCAAATCCAGAAGACTATGAGGGTGGATTGTTTCAGTGGATAGAACCAAGAGGAATGTTCGATATGTTGAGAAACAGCGAAAGTCTTCAGACTGTTTCTGTTGATGAATTTATTCAAACTGTTCCATTCAGTGGAAAAGAAAGAGGAAGTCTTATAGTATTTCCTTCTTTTGTACATCACCAAGTAACGCCAGTTACCAGAGGGACTAGGGTATCACTAGTCAGTTGGTTCCATGGACAACCTTATGTCTAATCTAGTCACCGTCTCAAAGGTAGACGAGTGTTTTCTAAAAGTAAATTGCGATAAAGGTCTTGCAAGAGACTTATACGATTTCTTTTCATTTACTGTACCTGGCGCTAAGTTCATGCCGTCATACAAAAACAAATGGTGGGATGGTAAAGTAAGACTATTCTCTCTAAAAACTCAGAAGATATACATAGGTCTACTACCCTACATTGACGAGTTTTGTAGAGAAAGAGGATTTGATTTTGAGGGCGTAGAAGATGTCATCGGACACAAACATAAACTCAAAGATTGGGATATAGAAGACTTAAACTTACCCTTTGCTCCTAGAGATTACCAACTCGAAGCGTTCCATGAGACAGTCAAGTATGGTAGACAACTTCTTTTGTCTCCTACGGCGTCTGGCAAGTCTTTAATCATATATATGATAGCCAGATACTACAACATGAAAACAATTATAATTGTTCCTACTACATCGTTGGTAGAACAAATGACAAAGGATTTCCACGAGTATGGATATGATAAACAAGTATGTAAAATTTATAGTGGTCAACCTGTATTCCCTGCTGACATTACGGTTACTACATGGCAGAGTTTTGCTAAAGCACCTAAAGAGGTCATGCAATCGTTTGAAGTAGTAATAGGAGATGAGGCACATCTATTCAAGGCACAAACACTCAAAGGCATATTAGAGAAGATGAAGACCACTGCAATTAGAGTTGGTCTCACAGGAACATTAGACGGTACAGAAGTTCATAGACTACAACTAGAGGGACTATTTGGTCCTGTTAAGAAAGTAGTAACTTCGGCACAACTTATGGAAGAAGGAACTATTGCTAATCTGAAAATTGATTGTCTTATACTCCGTCATACTAAACAGAAGAAAATGTCGTATCAAGATGAGATGGACTACTTAGTCGGCAATGATAGTCGGAACGAATTCATATGTAATCTAGTCTATTCACTGAAAGGAAACACTCTAGTATTGTTTCAGTTTGTAGAGAAACATGGGGTTCTACTGCATAAGAAGATGTTTGAGAGATTGGGTGATAAACTACATTATGTATATGGTGGTACAGATGTAGAAGACAGAGAGAACGTAAGAGAAGTCGTGGAACAGGCCAGTGATAATGTCATACTAGCGTCATACGGAACTTTCTCAACTGGAGTAAACATTAAGAGAATAGATAATGTTGTATTCGCAAGTCCCTCTAAGTCGAGAATAAGAAATTTACAATCAATTGGTCGTGGTCTTCGTAAGGCAGAAGGTAAGACTGAGATGAGGTTATTTGATATATCAGATGACCTACAATGTGAAAATCATACTTTAAACCACCTGAAAGAACGGATAAATATATATAACGAAGAAAGTTTTTCATATGAACTCAAACAATTTGACCTTAAATGACATCACCTACAGATTTAGTACCAAATAGATACGAAGTAATAAAACTCAAAGACGGAGCAGAAATAGTCGGAATGACTAGAGACTGTGGAGATTACTTAGAGATAACATTACCTATGATATGTCAGTTATCTATTGTACCAGGAACACCAAGAACAAACGCAGTGTTTTACCCTTACTCACCATTGAGTTCGGACGAGAGAGTTCAATTACCAAAGTCACAAGTCGTTCATAGAAATCTAATGAATCCTCAGTTTATAGAATTCTATGACAATGCATCAAGCAAATGGTTTGATATGATTGAGAACCAAAGTATACCTCTAATGACCAAACAAGACGAAAAGGTTGCAGATAGAATGAGAGGCGCTCTTAATGATATGATGAGTAAATACCAACACTTAGATGATGCGTCCTTAGACAGAGCCTTAGAAGATTTAGAATTCGAAGATGATTTCGATGAAGATTATATAATCGACAAGAAGAAATTACATTAGGCTTTTGAAATGACTAAATAAGTGCGTATAACTTTGAGTTATATACATTTATCATTATAATTTATATATTTAAACTGGAGATACCATGTCAGCTGCAATCAGATTGATTCAGAAGAGCATGGTGGGACGATTCGAAGACCTGAAAGAAGTGCTACCCAGCATCATAGAAGCAATTGAGTTTATGACACTATTGACTCTTCCTGTTTTATTACCGTTTTTCATTATGTTTATGTCGAAAGGCATTGTATAGTGTCTAACAAGACCAAAACAAACTTACAAGACACAGCAGAGGTGGCAACACTTCTGTTTGTGTTCTGTATATCTATAATAGGATTGGTACCAGCATGAAACACGATTCATGGAAAAGACCGAAAGATATGGTATATGCCGAATACAGGCAGGAAGACCTTAATTTCAACTCACTAAATATAGTAGAAGATGCAACTCCTGAAGAAGTTGATGAGTGGATGAACACTGATTACTTTATGAAAGGCGAATTCGATGTAATGAAATTGTTCGTACTAGTTCCTGCATTGATTCAAGTTACAGTATTTTTTATGATGCTCTTTATGTTTTATGTCAATAGTCTCTTTTATTAGAAAAACGCTCAAACTCATGTTTGGGTTAGGTAAGTCTGAAGACTTTGAGATAAGTATACTTAATATACTGATAATAGCTCTATTATTAGGAAGTATGTTTGTAGTAGGTAATGGATTACTCCTTATATGGATCCTGACCCTGGCGACATAATTAGTTTATCATGCAATTTGCATCCTAACAAGGGGGTTTTCAAATTAATTATAATTTAATTAACTTAAAAAACCACTATCCCTACAACAACTAATCTAGTATAATAAGTACATCATGGCAAAAAACGCAAAAACACAAGAACACTATGTTAATAACAAAGAGTTCACAGCCGCAGTCGCCGAGTTCAACGCAAAAGTAGTACTCGCCCTGGCCGAAGGTAAAACACCTCCAAGAATGTCTAATTACATAGGAGAGTGCATCTATAAGATTGCTACTCGACTATCTACAAGACCAAATTTTATAAACTACACTTACAGAGACGAAATGATATGTGATGGCATAGAAAACTGCATCCAATATATCAAGAACTTTAATGTAGAAAAATCTAATAATGCATTCGCATATATTACACAAATCTGTTACTATGCTTTCTTAAGAAGAATACAGAAAGAAAAGAAACAAGTCTATATCAAACAACAAGTCATATCAGACATAACACAAGAAACACTGGATTCTATCGATGGTGATACCACCGGTATGGTCAACACCAATGTAGAGTGGATGCAAGATAACATGAATCATGTTTCTTACGAACCACGCAAATCCAAAAGAGAAAAAGTCAAAAAAGAAAAAGGTTTAGATAAATTTACTGAATGAAAATAGCGATACTTAACGATACACATGCTGGTGTTCGTGGTGATATGTTGGAGATGTCCAAATATCAAGGAAGATTCTACAAAGAGATATTCTTCCCATACCTAGACGAACACAACATAACACAAATCTTACACTTGGGTGATTACTTCGATAGACGAAAGTTTGTCAACTTTGTAACACTTGAAGCAAATAGAGAACACTTTATTAAACCCATGTTAGAGAGAGGCATCTCTATGGATTTGATACTGGGTAATCATGATGTATATTACAAGAATACAAATACTGTAAATGCACCAGACTTACTACTATTTGAAAGTGATAATATCAATGTGATACATCATCCTATTGTCAAAGAATACGATGGAGTTAACCTTGCACTTGTACCTTGGATTAATAACGAGAACTATGCCGACAGTATAGATTTTCTATTGAGTGCAAACGCAGATACATGTATGGGTCACTTCGAGATAGAAGGTGCATTGATGATGCCTGGAATGACATGTCAACATGGTCTAGACCACACATATCTAAAACGATTCGATAAAGTTTATAGTGGTCACTTTCATCAAAAGTCAGAAGTAAAGAACATTAAGTATCTTGGTTCTCAAATGGAGTTCACATGGTCAGACTATGGTGATAACAAATACTTCCATATCTTTGATACAGATACACGAGAGATGTTACCAGTACATAATCCATTAACAATGTTCGAGAAAGTCTTTTACGATGATAGTAAAGAGACATTTGAAACAATCAATAACAAAGACTATTCTAAGTACAAAGGTAAATTCTGTAAAGTAATAGTAGTAAACAAAGACAATCCATATTGGTTCGACTCAATGGTCGACAAACTTCATGCAGCCAATCCTTTGCATGTTGTCGTAGTTGATGACCACAATC